TGAACCAATTTGAATGTGCGGTTTCGGATCTGGAGCGAATCCTGCGGCGACAATCCCATGCCGAACCCCTACGCTTGAAAACGTCAATACAGATTGTTTAATTAATTCCCGGCGATGAACCAGGAAGAGAGAATCCATTCCCTTTGACGCCGCAGTTTGCAGCATGTGCGCGGTTAAGACGGTTTTTCCCGATCCGGTGGGCGAAGTAATCAGAAATCGCTTACACCCTTCACGCATTTTTTGCCTAGCTTTTTCAATAATGTCTAGCTGGTAATCTCGGAGAGTAAGCGACATTCAGCTTACATAAGCCGATTCAAATTAAGAGTCAATCCATTTCGTTTTGCACCCCTTAAAACCGACGGCATGGCCAGTCTTGGAATCCTGCCGTTCACCCGCCATCTATGTACTCCGCTCGGCGCCCTGTTCACACCGCGAGCAGTCGCGCGTAATCCACCAAACTTTTTAATAAGATACTCTACTGAATTTTTCTTTTGCATTTTAATTCCTTGTGGTTTAATGTTCACATCATAGCATGAAAACAATTAGTGTAGTACCAAAAAATGAGCAGGAATGGCTAGCGCTCAGAGCGAAAAATCTGAACTCAACTGAAATCCCTGCTTTATTCGACCTTTCACCTTACATGACAAAATTCGAGTTATGGCATCGGCACAAGGAAAACGTAGTCGTAGATTTCCAGGAGAACCCCCGGACTTTATGGGGTAAACGACTTCAGAACTCGATTGCCGAAGGCATTGCAAAAGATCAAGGCTGGATCGTTTCTGAAATGAAACAATACATTTACGATGAGCAGCTCAGGATTGGATCCAGCTTTGATTTTTGTGTTGAAGGAGATCCTAATGGAATACTCGAGATCAAAAACGTGGACTTTATCCAATTCCGCGACAAGTGGACCAAAAACGAAGACGGAACTTTCGAAGCGCCAGCTCACATTGAGCTTCAAGTGCAGCACCAAATGTTACTTGCAGATGTCTCATACTGCTATATCGGCGCACTAATCTCTGGTAACGACATTAAGCTAATTCGCAGGGAAGCAGATAAAGAAATCCACGCAGTAATCCTAGACAAGTGCGCAGGATTCTGGCATTCAATCGATACGAACGAAGCACCACAACCGGACTTCTTAAAAGACGCTGATATCATCGGGAAATTATATGGCTACGCAGAACCAGGCAAAACGCTCACGACCGATTCACAAGAACTCCTCGCGCTCGCAGAACAGTATAAAGTCTGCGGGAAACAAGCGACAGAATACGAAAATGCTAGAAAAGCGATCAAAGCGCAGATCCTCAGTCTTATTGGAGATGTCGAGCGAGTTGAACACCCATTGTTTTCAATCTCTGCTAAGTGCAGTCCACCCACTTTTGTTAAAGCTTTTGAACGAGCTGGTGTCAGAAATTTCAGAATCACTGAACGAAAGGTAAAATAATGGAAATAAAAAACAGAGAAGAACGTCAAGCAGACAGTCTGATTGATACCCTCGCAAACGCAAAAGTCATGATGGAGGCCGTTGCAAAAAAAATGCAAGGGTCACTCAAGAAAACGATTGAGCTTGAAAATGATTTTGTTAGAATCATGGAAGTTCAAACTCAGTTCGATAAACGACTTTCGGCTATTGAAGAAGCGTTTCACCGTGGAGGAATTCCTGGATTTAGAACACACTGGCTAAAGCGTGTTTTTAAAATCAAAGACCATCTATCTCACCTGGAGTTAAAAGATAATGCAGACAGAACAAGCCAAAACGCTTCCTAGGCAAGTTATTCTTAAAAAACAATCGCCCGAACCGTCAGACCAGCAAACACGCACCGATTCGGCGAGATCCGTTTTTATTTTTAATACCCCATCCGATCAACAGAATATTCAAAACGCTCGCAAGTTTAAAGCTCAATTCGGCATGCGAAAGGCCAGATTTAATCTTCCAGTCAATCCACAGACATTCTCGTTCCTTTATCTTTTAACTGAAGCGATGCCTGCGAACTTCTCGCATCCACGCGTTTATAACTATAGTGAGGTTCCAAATGAATCAGCCAAACCAGCCAGCCCAACCCCAGCAGTCAAACCAAGTCGCCCGAACAGGATTTCAGGGCCAACCGCCAGCAGCGCAGCCGCAGTCAAGAGCAATAAGCCCGATTGAGGACTTCGCTAGATCCCTAAAGGTATCTGAAGGACAGTTCAAGCCACTGCTTCCGGCACACGTTCCGTTTGAGAAATTCACTCAGATTGTTTGCTCGGCACTAGCTAAAAATCCAGGCCTTCTGCAATACGATCGCGCATCGCTTTTCACCGCTTGCGTGGACGCCGCAAAAGACGGACTCATGCCAGATGGCAAGGAAGGCGCTCTCGTTCCATTTAAAGGCAAGGTCGTTTATCAGCCCATGGTCGGAGGGATTTTAAAGAAAATTCGGAACAGCGGTGAACTTAGTTCGATAAATCCGCAAATTATTCGGTCAAACGATACATTCGATTATTATATTGACGAAAAAGGTCCGCATCTAATGCACAGACCTAACTTCCAAAACCCAGGCGAAATGACAGGGACATATACGCTTGCTGTAATGAAAGACGGTGGAATTTACCTAGAGGTGATGACAAAGGAACAAGTGGACAAGATTCGTGCGCGATCACCTTCAGGAACGTCAGGACCATGGGTTTCTGACTATGAAGAGATGGCTAAAAAAACTGGACTCAAGAGACTATCAAAGCGCCTGCCGATGAGTACCGACATTGAGTCGTTTTTTGGTCAGGATGACGAGGTTGATGCTATCACCGAACAGACCCAAGCAGTTCATCAGGTAGCTTCAACGGCTGAAACCGCAACGCCAGTACAAGCTGCCTCAGCGAGCGCTCCTGGAGTCGTACAAGGCCCATCAAAATTAAAATCAGCACTGAAGGCAAAAGAACCGCTTCCACCAGCTCAAGAAATAATCCAAACCACGGCGACGCCGATTTTAACGAATCGAGAAGACCCAGGGCCGATGGATTTTAACGATCCGAACTTACCACTATGAAAGGAAGAAAAATGACCGCAAAAACAAAAAAACCATACGTTATCGTTCGTTCACATACAGCAGGAGTCCATGCAGGATATCTTGAATCTCGAAAAGGAGATACCGTCACACTCACAAAATCTCGCCGTCTTTGGAAGTGGTTCGGAGCAAGTCTATCTCAGGTGGCGACAAGCGGATTAGCAGCAGGCGATAATAAAATCGGCGCGCCTGTTCCGAAAACAGAAATCGTAAGCCCACAAGGTTTTGAAATTTCACACTGTACCAAAGAAGCGGAGAGAAACATCGTGGAGTTTTCTCAATGGAAAGTGTAAAAGAGAACATAGGCGACGGCTACGGCGACGGCTCCGGCGACGGCTACGGCTCCGGCTCCGGCTACGGCGACGGCTCCGGCGACGGCTCCGGCGACGGCGACGGCTCCGGCTACGGCGACGGCTACGGCTACGGCTCCGGCTACGGCGACGGCTACGGCGACGGCTCCGGCGACGGCGACGGCTGAATAAACTTTAACAATAAACTAGGAGGTTTTTATTTTCACAACCCATATGCTAAACCCAGAAGGCAAAAAACAGATGGACGCTTTTAAAACAGCGGCATCTAATTTCGTAACCGAAGTCACTCAATCCATGGAAGAATCAAGAGAGAAGTCTATTTTCTTGACGAAAATCGATGAAGCTGTTTTCTTTGGAGCTAAGGCAATCGCTCAAATGGACGATAACCACGAGAGTAAGAAAGATTACTAAATTTCACCCTGAATTCTGATAACCTAATCGAACCAGGACTCAGGGGGAAAGTTTCGATGAGCGCTCATCGAACGAACGTTGCACGGTAGTCGTTAATATGACCGTGTCGGACTGGGGTGGACTTGCCGTAATGTGTGTGCCACAAAACTTCGAGCGGTGTTTCAGCGACCGACGGACAGGCTGGAGGGAGTAGCGCCGCACCATACGCGGCCAAACTTTATTCTTTTAAATATATCAATCAAACTGTAAACTTTAACCAAGCCACTAAACAAAAAAAGAAAGCGATACTAAAATGACAGTAGCAGAAGTGTTAGCATGGTTTGCAGCAAGTGAAATTTTGAGCACCGACAACGTAGTAATTATCGATGCAGCGGGAGTTTCCCGTACCATCGTTGGATTCGTGAGAATCGGAAACGAACAGAACATCCTTCCAGCAGGAAGTGACACTGCTCCTTACGTTAAAATCACCTTAGAGTAAGCTCATCGGCCAATTTTGTACACATGGTCCTGCTAACAACGACGCCATGCAACCGATTTAAAGTGTAGGATAATAATCGGCATTAATATTATGAGAGTTTTACTTCCAAAAAAAGGTTATTCCATCAATCCAATGCGCGATTTCCCGCGCAACGACGCATGCCCATGTAAGTCGGACAAAAAATTCAAAAAGTGTTGCTACCAAAAACAGCCTTTATTTATCGACTCGACAGTAGCTGAAGGCCTTGAGATCGCGATGAAACAGTACAAATCGAAACAAGTAAATCGCTAATTAAGCCAAACTTTAGGCGCGCACGATTCGTAAATCGCATTCATTCCGTAAGGTTCACTTGTACTCTTGACGTGATAGTGAGTGAAACCGAGCGAGTGCCCTTCCCCCTCATGAATCAAATTGTCTCCGACCATGTACGCACCCTTAACGTAGTACCGATTCATGTAAACGGTGGAAGGTTCATTCTCATCTCCAATTGTGTGTGAAATATGATTCGCCCACCACGATCCGGTATACATCACGACTTTTACTGTTGTGACTTTTGAATTTTGTAACGCATAGATTTGAGCGCCTGAGAGATTCTGATTTTCTGTGAAATTTGAAGCAAGAACTGCATTTTTAAAACAATCCGATTGCAGTACCGTATTTACGTGATCAAGCCCTGATCGGATAAAAACGATCTCGTTCGGCAATGCGCCCGAAATATCACTGACTTGCATTTGAGGGAAAGCAAGCACCGGAGAGTACGAAGAAAAGAATAAAAAGACAAGCGCATAAATGCCTTTCATTGATCCACCAACGCTATGTTTCCGCTGTTTAATAACGTACCCTCGTCGGTAGAAGAAAGAGCAACGTAATTTAAAGAATCACTAAACGCTAAAAAAGAACCGTTTCCTTTTACACAATTTGCGCCGTTAAGATTCTGATTGATGCTACATATTTCTTGCACGCACGCAAAGCCCGTTTGTCCGTTTGAGGTACAGAGAATAAAATTAGGCGGAGTAGCCCCCGTATTTCTTTTCTCAATATAGTCAACTAGGTTTACGTCATCCACGGGAGATACCGCTTTGTAACCGGCAGACGCAGTGAAAAGCAAAGTACTCTTTTGGCCTTTCGCGTTTCCGCAATTAAATTTAGTTTGTGCATCCGATAGACACACGTTCAGATTTAAGTGAGCACAATTACTTAAGCTTAGAAAGAACAGAGGCAAGATTAGACGCCGCATTTTGTTTATCCTCATCAGTTTTAGCGTTTTGGATTTGCGTCCACGCATCCCCAACTTTCGCTATGGTTTGTTGAATTCCGTTATTTTTGAATAGATCAATCATCGCTTTAAAAACTCCCATGATCATAGGAAGTGCGGTCATGAAACCCAAAAAAGCGGTCCACAAGGTAGGCTCTGCAAGGGTTGCGATAGTCGAAGTTACGTTTTCGATCGACGTTGCAATCTCTTCTCCCGTTGTAGTCTGCGGCGGCGTTGTAGTCGTCATACTTTTTCTTCGCTCGGGGTAACTACTTTCCCAAGTTTTCTTAAAAGGTTTTGAGTCATGGAAACACAATGCTTGCGCCCGCTCGCATCTACACACGCAAAATCCACAGTCTCGCGGTCAGTGACGTGAACTTCATCGAGTAATAAAATCTCTACGTCTCCGGCAAGTCTTGGGCTATGGGAAGAATTTCCATCGATAGTAACTTTAATTGAATCAGGAATCATGAAGCTCATTAGATATTGCCTCTCAGTAAATAGAATATCTTGTTCATTTAGTATCTCTCTTTTGTAAAATTTTAGGCTGCGGCATCGACAAACCGTGAAGCCACGCTAAAACAAGAGCGGGCACCCAATGCGATGCGCCGCTCTCGTGTAAAAACTTTAAAGTGAAGTCACTCACTTTATGGATCATGACTTAATGGCAGCCTCAAGAGCGAGCGCTTCGGGCACAACACCAACGAGTGAATTCGCGAGCGGAAAAGCGGCAGCTAAAATAGCTTGGGCTTTTGCACTTGAGAAACTTAAGTCGGTGACAAAAATTTCTGCCGCCTCTACCAGGTCGGCTGGAACTTTTTCAATCGCTGCAATTTCAGCACCGAGTTGTCCTGCAAGCGGCACAAAGGATGTCACTTGAGGAATCGTGTTATCTAGACTGACTAAGCGTTGAAGAAGCGTTCCACTCGCTCCAAAGTCTTTTGCTACCGCACTTAAAAGACCGATGAATGCGAAAAGGGCCGGATATTTTTCTTGAATCGGGTTCATATTTTATTTCTCCTTGTTTTATTTAATCATGAAAGGTCACTCGGATTTTGTCCACTCCTACTTGAAGCGCCATAAACTTTTTAAAAGCATCTAAGCTCTTCATTAGCATCCTCCCAGGCTTTGCAAAGCGTGGGCCGATTTGTTCGCCTAGTCCTACACACCCTTCTAATTGTTCCACAAAGTTTGCGATGTGTAACTCGATTGCCTCATGTCCGGGAATAGTATCGCACCTAAAAACTTCATAACCAAAATGTGGCGAACAGTAACGATAAAAATCCCATGTTCCGGCGGGGATAACGGTTTTACCATCAAACAAACGCTCCATTGTACAACAAACAAATGACCCTTTATCGTCACTCATTTCACCAAATGCACCGTCGGCAATCCACATTTTTCTTTGTACAAACGGGTTCATGGAAGATATCCTTTCGTAAAAAGTTGAACGACAATAGCGATTAAACCCCCGGCGATTCCTGCAAGCGCTCCATAAACTGCACGCGCTCCTGAATTTTTATCCTTAGCGTGGATAAGAATTCTCACATCTTTACGAAGTTCGATCATTTGGATTTTTATCCATTTTGAATCGCTTTCTAAAGTAGCAAGTCTCTCGCCATCGGATCTTACCATATTGATTCCTTACTGATAATGCTCTTCCACAACTATATACCCAGACCCACCTTGCCCACCCGGTGTGGCCCCAGAACCAGACCCTGCGGACCCTGCCGTTCCTGCCGTACCTACCGAATAGTAATAAGTGGCCGAAGGAGAATAAATATTAGCTTCTTCATAACCGCCCGCGCCGCCCCCACATCCTCCCGATAGGGCTGTAGCACTACCCGGCCCACCCGAACCACCTGACCCCGAGTTAGGTTGTCCATAGTTAGCAGCTCCCCCTGTTGTTGCTCCTGCCGCTCCACCAAATGGAGTTGCTCCACCACCACCCCCCACGTTTGCCAATGCAACCCCATTACTTGCTTGTCCCCCACTGCCAGGAATAGACACAAGATATGTTGCTGTGTTGCCGATCCCACCCGAACCACCCAAACCTGGACCACCCGCAGCGTATGTATACCCCCCAGTGCCACCACCACAGTAAAGCAGATCTGTACCAAAAGTGGTAGCGCCCCCAGTGCCCCCAATGCCCCCAGTTGTGGTACTACCAGAACCGGCCCCACCGCCCCCGGCGCCTACTTGTTTTGCTTTTAAATAAAGTGGAGTTCGTGGGCT